TCAACCCATTCGATTTCTGGGAAGGTGCAGACTTTAAGCTGAAGATCCGTCAGGTAGAAGGCTATCGTAACTACGATAAGTCTGAGTTTGCAAGTCCATCAACGTTGTATGAAGGTGAAGAAGCCCGTCTTGAAGGCGTATATAACCAACTGCACTCCCTATCAGAGTTCAATGATCCAAAGAACTTCAAGTCATACGACGAGTTAAAGGCTAAGTTGATGCGAGTTCTTGGAGAAGAGAGTATGGTCGGAGGTGCCATGAATATGGCACAAGAGGCTCAGATGAATGTACCAGCTGCAGAACCTGAGTATCGTGTAGCAGAACCAATCACTGCAGAAAGCATGTCATCAGACGATGACGATACCATGTCTTACTTTGCAAAACTAGCTAACGACGACTAATCAACACCAAAGGCAAACGTATGAAGTAATCTATCTGCTTCATCGTTTGCCCTATTCCCACCTTGAATTAGATTCTGATTACTACTAGACGAAGCATTGATGTTAGTCGTAGGTGCAGAAATAACCATACCCATCGCTTCGTCAGTTGCAGCAGCTGCGCTTGATAACCTTTGAGCAGTTGTAGCTGGTACCATTTGATATGGACTTTTATTCGAATTTGCAAATTCAGGCTTTCGCATTAGAGCTCCACCCACATAATCAAATTGACTCATATCTAATTGACCAGTAGTGACCATCTTACCTGTACCACCGACAGTTATACTGCTACCTGCTGGAGCTGGAGGAGGAGCAATACCCATTAGCCAGTTAGCTACAACTTCGGCGAGTTGTTCACCTGCAAAAAACCCTAATAATCCACCAGTAAATGTACCTAATGGTCCAGCTAGACTACCAACTAAAGCTCCTAAAGCTGAACCACCTAATCCTGAAAAGATCTTAGTTACAGCCTTTGCCTTTTCTGCAGTTGAACCATCACCAGATAATACACCATATAGTTCATTTGCACCCAACATATAACCAATAGCTGGTATTCTTTTGGCTATTGCTCCTGCTCCTTTGAGGAATGCACCCATACGAGGAGGCATCTTAGGTGACTGGTACTTTTCTAACTTGCTAGCAGAAACCATACGGTTTTTATTATTGGGATCATGCCATCTCTTAGTTTCAGCGTTGAATACAGCTGTACCTCTTCCTCCCCTAATACTAGCTCTTTGGCCATGTGTAGGCTTTGGTTGACCGGTTGCTGCTGCGGTTTGATTAGCCGTACTTTTCATATCAGCTTGGCTTTTAGCTGAGTTTAGACCAGTAAGAACACCTAATCCACCAGCGAGTGTACCAAGTAAAAGTCTAAACGCACTCTTCGGAGCTATGAGTGCAGCGAATAATCCTAATGTGCCTAAAGCAGATCCCCAGTTTTTAGATAAACCTTCCCAGTCTCCATTTACGAGTGCTATCAGACCATCTAATCCATGACCTACAAAGTTTGCTAAGCCTGTACCGAACTTCTCTAAGGCTGCTCCTACACCAAGCTTATCAAGTGCAGGTTTAATGTCTTCATTCCATCTCGTACCTAAACTATCAAATAGTGTACCAAGTTTCTCAAGGTTTTTATCTGTAGCTAAAGCTCCAAGCACCAATCCTATAATGCCCATCTTAGGACCAAACAAAACACCTAATGAGCCTAATGTTAATGATCTTTCAATAGTATCCCCGATTCCATCTATGCCAGTACGAGATTCAAACCAGTTTCCAATCTCATCAGCAAAAATAGTACCTAAACCAGCCATGATGCCGCGGCGACCTAGACCACTCAAGAAAGAAGCACCAAATAATCCAGCTCCTATTTTACCGAGTCCATCTCTTAATTTTCCAGGTTGTTTTGACTCTGAAGCTCTAGCTCCACCAGAAGAAGATTGATCCTTTGCCTTTTCAATATCTTCTTCACGGCCATCACCTTCTTCAGCACGCCTAAGTTCATCAAAGAAGCGTGTGAATTCTTTATCTAAGTTATTAAGTGACTTAGACATGCTCTTTGAAGTCTTATTCTGTTGTTCGAGTTCTTCTACAACATCTGATAATCTTGTAGGCGTACTTGTACTATTAGCCATAATTGCCTCTACGTTGTGCTTCTAATTCTTTTTCTTTCAGTTCTTCAATCAACATAGTTACATAAATCTCCCTCTCCCATGGTATCATACTATCAAGGTCATATAGAGAGTAATGAAAGTTTTGTAGGAGCTGATAGTTTGTCCTGTAAAAATTTTCAAGACTCTCATGAGAGAGGTTTACTAGAAAAAATCATCGAGTCCTTTCAACTCACGGGTTTGTTCTTCACCACATCCACTACACTTAAATCTTATATCTGTCTTCAAAGCTGGCATTGAAGTAATATAATCAGAGATCTTATTAAATTGATCTGGATTCAATGAATCAATAAAATCCATGATCTCTTCACGTGATTCATCAGCAAATGATATGTGTTCTTCTTCTGTTAATATACTATCCAAACAAGAAACTACGATATCCATGAGTAGTTCAGTTTGTTTCTTCTCTTCTAAACCTTCGATGTTAATCAAATGATTATATGTTGGATGCTTTAACTTAAGGTTCATCTTATCGTTTAAGGCAATGATATTACTCATTGGTTTTTCATTCTCAGAAAAAACTTCAATATCACCCAAGTTAACCTTCACATCTGTCATCTCATCACATACTTCACATGCTACTTGTATCATGGTAGTTTCACCTACAGATTTAGCCCTGATCTGTGTGAAGATATAGTCTACATCATAAGTTGTTAAGTTATCTCCTACTCCATCAACACAAGCTTCGATGGTATCTGTTACTGCCCTAAGGATCTGTTTCTTATCTTGTGATTCATAAGCTAAGAGTAGAACCTTTTGTTCTTTGACCAAGAATGGTCTAAATTTAACTGTTTCCTTCGTAGATGGTATAATTAACTCATACTTTGGAACTTCATTCAATCGCGGTAATGCCATTATAACTCCTATCCGAACAAATTACCTAACCCAACGTTTGCGCTGATGAATCCTTGAGAGTCTGATCTCGTACGCCAATTAGTGTATGAGATTTGGACATTGATCTCAACGAGGCCATCAAGCTCGTTATTTAATTCTATACTTGACACAGTCGTTGGAAATGCGTCAATGAGTTCTACAGAATATACAGTGCCTTGACCTAAACCAATATTAACCCTAATCGGTCCTGCTGAAACACCTTTATTTAATATAGGCTTTCTTAACTGGTGTATCTTAATAGGTCTGACATAATCTTTTTTGTATTTAGCTTCATGAGTCTCTTCGTTTACTGTACGAGCTCTCCATTGATCAAAGTATTTCATGATACCATAATCGTTCATTGCATAAAACGTCATGCTAACATCTTCAGAAGCATAGCCATATGCTATCTTCTCGCGAGTCATACCAATCTCACGCTCAGTAGTGAGTATCTGTTTTCCTGGTAGACTAGCACGAGAACACAACAGGTTTAAGTTACTACCTCCTAAGAAGTTAGCAAGTCCACCTAGTATACCACCGCCGTCGCTAAAGTCAGTGGGTAACTCAACCAAAAATTGGTTTGAGCGAGCAAAACCTAACTTCAACGAAGCGAGAGATTTTAACTGGTCGATCGACATATCTGATATATCCTAGAATTACGTTTTCTTGTTGGACTGGCCTGAAACTCATTCACTATCTCAGCTCCAATCTCTCTTAATATATTTTTTATCTCTTCTTTACTAATCTCTAATGGATCTGTAGCTTTCGAAACGTTCTCTGCTACTCCATAACAATGCTCTAAGAATATGAACCCATCTTTACTCGTCTGATCTAGCCAAGCCTTTAAGCACTTTACTGGATCATATGAATGGTCGAAGCTATTACTATAAACGATATCACTTGTATTAAGCCAATCTTCATTGACTTCATGAAAGTCCCATTCAACCACATACGGGAATTGAGTAGCGGTATGTGAGATCTCAGTACCTAATACAACTGCATCAGGTAAATACTTCTTAAAATAATTTACTTCTGCACCATTACGAACTCCATGACATAATACAAACTTTGCTTCAGGTACTATCTTACATATGTTTTTTATGGTATCCTCTCCGACCCATACATTATTTAATTTCTTAACGTTAGCTTCGGTTTGGATTTTTTTATACTCATCATAATCTTTATATTCATAGATCTTCATTTAATCAATTCCCTAGAAATCTTATAAGCTTGAGCTGCTGATGTCTTTGCCCAATCATGAGTCGGCAGGAACGTAGCGATCTCCCATTCTGGTGCACTCACCCTTGCCATTCTGCTTTTTATATGTTGTGTAAGATAATGTTTAGTGCAAGCCTTATAATACTTCATTTTACTAGTCGCTCGTAACATGTTATATGTAACTGCAAATCTTGTCGTATCGTCATACTTTTTATTTGTCGTAGCCTCGAGTAATGCATCTAAGAACCTAGCTCTTAATATAGGAGGTAGATAATGTAAGTTCAAGCCTAAAAACCCACCTTTAGCTGGACCAATGATTATGACTAATGGAAACCTATCATAAAATGGTAATGTATCTTTATGCTTAGGATCATAAAAGAACATGTTCATAGAGCCAATCAATGGGTTTTGTCTGTTGACTAGCTTGAGTTCTTCTTCACCCATCAAGTCAAGTCTATTCACACGTCTTAGAGCTTGTACTCTTTTACGGAACCAATCACGTGATTGTGCACTACGTGGATTGATACCAGCTCTAAAGGCTTCATAGCCTATCTTTTGAAATAGATTACTCATGAGGCTATTTATATCTATTTTTTAGGTTTTTTTCGATATGGCTTTAGCGGTTTTAATTGTTTCAGTTTACCTGGTTGTGCCTTCGGTAATATGCCTAACTCTCTGAGTGTGGTCTCTGTCCATACTTGAAACTCCCATCCCCGATCCTTAGCAAACTTATCGGCTGCTTCCCACTTATTCATGTTCTTGATATATGTAAGTGATTCAGCTACGTACTGTCGAGTTCTACGTTTACCTGCAGGAGGTGAGGTCTCTTTTTCTGGCTTTATCTCAATGAGTATGGTCCTTTTGTCTTCGTATTGAACCTTCACATCAACAAAATACCTATGATACTTACCATCAACATCATACACATATGGTATGACTGTTTCTTCTGAGCTCCACCCAGATACCTTAGGATTATTATCTAGCCATGTGAAGACGTGTTTTTCCCACATAGATCGATAGATAACGTTGTAAGGGTCACCCTTGTATTTCTTGATGTTCTTTACTTTGTACTTTCCAGAATACGCCATTTTTTGATATAAATAGATTAACGATTATAAGTTATTTATAAGGGATTGACATGGCTAGATGGAGAGGCTCAGACGGCAAGATCTATAATTTTAAGACTGGCGATGGCGCAGTTCGATTGCCAGATGAACCACAATCTAAACCGTCTACTAACAGTAGAGTACCGCCTGGTACGATAACAAATCAGTTCGCATATAATAGAGGTTTAGCCACTCAGCAAAGAGTGGTTACACGATCTACTGCAAATAATTCTAAGCAACTGATCTATCCTTTAGAAAACAGAGACTATTATAAAGCTGCTATAAAGTTCGAAGTCCATAAAGTAAATCAATATGACGTCGACTTTACAGCTGCTAGAGAAATCTTAGATATGCCTTGGTTATCAAGGACGACCAGTACACTTGCAAATAAACTTTCTTCATCGAGTAGTACAGAAAGTACAGCTGCTAGCGAAGATGCTAATGCTGATAAAGCTGCTGCTAAAAAAGAAAAAGAGAAAAAACAAAAAGAGATAGAAAAACAAATATCTGATGCAGGTAAAGAGACAGAAGCAAAACTAAAAGGTGGAACAAATAGAGATCTTGGCATGACTACTCAAACCACTGGGACAAGTATTAAATTATATTTCCCAGTAGGAGTGCCGATACAAGATAACGTACAATATGACAATCAAAACTTAGGAATGATGGGTTCTGCGGCTTTGGGAGCAGTGAATAACGGTCAAAGCCTAATGGGCGCGATGATGGGAGGAGTGAGAGAAGGTATAGTTGATATATTTAATCTCATTAGAGGCAATTTTGATAACGCGATGGCTGCTCAGGCAGCCGCAGCTCGTGGTGTTCAAAGGATGCCTGATAATGGTGTCAAGACTGCAGCGTCTATCGCGTTACAAGCGACAGTAAACCCTAACACTCGTACACTCTTTCAAGGTGTGAATATACGCCAATTTACATTTACCTTTAAGTTCTTACCAAAGTCTGCTGCTGAAGCAGCTACTGTTCGTGATATAATCAAGACTTTTAGGACTGAGCTCTATCCAGAATCTATAGCTCCAGGTGGTATCCCGCTTGGGTATCGATTCCCTAACATGTTCCAAATATCATTCATGTACAATGACGGAGTGAACCAAAACCTAGCACAACCTTTATTGTGCTATCTCAGAGATGTCAACACGACTATCAACCCTCAATCCATGTCATGGCATGAAGATGGTGCACCTGTAGAACAAGACATGACAGTAACATTCCAAGAGTTCAGAGCCCTTACAAGACAAGACGTTGAAAAAGGTAGTGATGGAAATATCATCTACGGAGGTACTCACTAATGGATTACTTTAAGTATTTCCCTCGTTCTATATACGTTTTTGGAAATGAGGCTGATGATATTGGTGGTGTAGATCGTACGACCACGGTCTTTCAAGATATATCAGTGTATACTGATATCATCGATCAAGTAAAAGATAATGCTGCATTTTATATGAAGTATTACATACAAGAAGGTGAAAGGCCTGACGTTACTTCACAATACCTATATGGTAACCCAACATATCACTGGACTTTCTTCTCTATGAATGATTCTCTCAAAACTCAAGGATGGCCAAGCAGTAACTTAGAGTTAGAAAGATTGGTTAAGAGAGATTTTCCCCATATCACGATGACCACAGATGAAGACTTAACTAATCACTTCTTTCCAGGTCAATTAGTAGTAGGTCAAAATTCTGGTGCAAGAGCGTCTGTAGTGAGAAGAAGGCTAGACTATGGTCAGATCATAGTAAAGATGATTACGACTAATACTCCGTTCATTGCGACTGAACCTGTTGCATCTAAATCGGTAGATGCTCTCTTAACAGAATACATTAGACCATCTATTACTAATGAGTATGACGCTACACATCACTACGAAGATGGTGATGGCAACTTTATAGACGTTGATCCACATCTTCCTGCGCCGGCCTTTGCAAACCCAGTTACTTTTAGAGATCAGTACTACCGTGAGAACGAAGAGCTACGCAGCATAAATGTTATCAAGCCTAGTTTAATTAACGAGGTGGTGAATCTATATAGAGAAGCTTTAGCACAATAAAATGGCGGATACATGGCAAAATCATCAATCGTCTTCTGACTTTATATTAGAGAAGGCCATATTAAACTCAACGAGGCAGTCATTTGCTATCTCGTTACGTACGATTGATTATTTTGAAATCTATGAAAACTTAGCTAAACCATACTTGACTGGTACAATAGCGGTCGAAGACCCACAAAGAGTATTTGAAAGGATTGATTTTTCAGGTGGTGAAACGCTAGAGTTGACTATTCGGAGGGGACCAGATGCACCAGCTTATAAGAAGGAATTTATACTTGATAGGCTTATAAGCAGTCATAAGATTAGTGAAGACTCAGAAGTATATGTTTTTCATATGGTAGAAAAGACTGCATTCATCTCTCAGTTAATGAATGTTAACAAAGCTTACTCTGGCCAAATAAGTGATATTATAAACGACATCTATAAAGATACCTTTAATAAAGAAATCATTTTTCCTGGTCAAAAACCTATCAAACAAAACATGAAGGTCATAGTACCTAATATGCACCCATATCAGGCTATGTCTTGGTTGTGTAATCAAGCAGTGACTGAAAATGGATTTCCATTCTACCTCTTTTCAGTATTTGCTGATGATGATTATATTTACATGGCTAGTTTAGAAGATATATTATCTCAACCAGTATTAAACAGTAGTAAACCATACGTTTATACACAATCAGCTTCTAATACCGAAGGACCACAGAGGTTGATGACTATCAAGAACTATAGTATTCGTAATAATGAAGACATGTTAGAGATGATAGAGAATGGTAATATTGGTGCTAATTATAACTTTATTGATACTATGACTGCTAGATATAAAAAGTCTAATTATAATATCATCAAAGACTTAGCACCAGATGTAGTAAATAAAAATAAAAGACAAGGCTATTTTAATATACCTGATGATTTTGTGTATAACGATGTGAATATGTCAGAATACCAATCAAAAAACATTACGAGTATACGTAACTCCGGAGCATATACTATCATAGACGGTAGCTTTGCTTCTTTACACCAAGAAGACGATAATAATTTCTATAAGAAACATATCATAGCTAAATCTTTACGACATCTAATGAGTAAGTCTATAATTGAAGTCACATTAAATGGTCCAGAATTTATGTCAACAGGTACTAGAGCATTATCACGTACAGTAGGCAACAACATAAGACTTATATTCCCTGCGAACGCTCCAAGTCAAGGCAAAAACATGAAGATCGATGCTAAGAAGTCTGGCGATTATACTATATTTTCTGCTAAGCATTCATTTGCAGGAGAAAACTATAACATACGACTGATGTGTTGTAAGGTAGCAAACTATACATCAGACACATTACCGACGGATGTAGTGATATGAGATCTTTTTATGGAGATAATACTCGATGGTTCGTAGGTAAGGTAATCGATATCATTGATCCATTAGAGTTAGGTAGGGTTAAAGTACGTATATTCGGTATACATGGTGATAACTTAGATGATATTGATAACTATGATTTACCTTGGGCCCAAGTCATGACTCCATCTACAGAAGGTGGGAGTTCAGGTATAGGAGCTAATGTTGGAATCAAGCCCATGGCTCAAGTGTTTGGTATGTTCTTAGATGGCAAAAACTCGCAAATGCCAATCATATTGGGTTCTATACCAAAGTATGAATCAGTTGATGACTTAAAGAAAGAGACTGGTTATACTACTCAGAGTTCACAACATGCAGATGAGATCAATGGCGCTCCAAATATGAAGAATAAGTTGGTAGCGTCAGAAGTTGATAAAGTAAAGTTACAAGGTAAAGATAACATAGAAAAGGCTTATAAGTATTTCTTATCACCTGAAGGCGGTAGTATGGAACCATTTCAAGCTGCAGCGATCATAGGCAACCTTTACCACGAGTCTAGAGTTGATCCAACTGCTATATCTGGTGTACCAGGTGAAGGCTCATACGGCATAGCTCAATGGAACCCTGCGACCGATAGATATAAAAAACTACATGATTTTTGTACGCGTAATAATCTATCATCAGATTCTTTATATGGTCAACTGTCGTACTTAAAACATGAATTCTATAGTGTTCGGTATTTAGGTTTATCTCAATTTTTAGATGCAGAAAATGTGGATGATGCATGTGAGATATTTGAGAAAAAATATGAGAGGCCCCAACCAGGTTCAACCAAAGCTCGTCAACAAAAGGCGAGGGAAGTATTAAAGAAGATGACTGAGACATGAGTTTAGGGTATTCACGATTAAACTCTGTATTAGGAGATAATACAGATACACTACAAGATGGTCAGTTCGCAGCGAAGGTAAAGAACCTTATCGCACAAAAGGTAGCGCTTGAAGCTTCTGCCGTTGGTAAGGCTGCAAAGACAGAACGAGGTGGAGTAAAGTCTCTAGCTGCAGTAACTGACGACGATAACTCAGTCTCTGATAAAGCAGTATGTTCTATCGCTACTAACAACTTAAAGGGTGTAGAACTCGAAAAACAGATCGATGCGAGCACACAAGCTGACATAGAAACATTGACCGGAGGTGCAGTTACTAATGGACAATTAACTGCTATGATATTACAAGGCAACGTTGAAGGTGTACAACAGGCTATGACTTTGGTCTTA